CGGCCTCTGATACCCTATGGATATGGTATCTATACCGTATCTATAGGGTAGCGATACATCGCGTGCGCGCGTGCGTGTGCGCGCGATCGTGCGCGCACTGTCTCTGTACCTGTATCTGTATCTGAGACTGTATCTGTAATCTGTTTCTGATTCTGAATATCTACTACTGCAAATCTATCGTTAGAAGGGGGTGGCGCTGTTGCCGAGAAAACCCGCAAAGCACCCGGCGAAACCAAAGCGGGGCAAGAAGCTGGAAATCGAAGAGCCGGGCGTTCTCTATGGCCGGTACAGCAGCCACAACCAGAAGGACATTTCCGTAGAGCAGCAGTTTGAAAAGGGCTACGAGCTGGCGGCGGAGTATGGCATCAGGATCATTGACACCTATGCCGACCGCGCCGTTTCTGGCCGCACCGACAAGCGCCGTGACTTCCAGCGCATGATGACTGACGCTGCAAAAGGGAAGTTCCGCTATGTAATCGCGTGGAAGTCTAACCGCATGGGGCGCAATATGCTGGAGGCTCTGATCAACGAAGCTCGGCTTCAGGATCTTGGCGTTCGTGTTCTCTATGTGGAGGAGGATTTCGACGATACTGCGGCTGGACGCTTCGCCGCCCGCTCGATGATGAATGTCAACCAGTTCTATTCCGAGAACATGGCCGAGGACATCAAGCGCGGCCTATATGACAACGCCGCGAATTGCATGGTGGCGAACGGCCATCTGCCCTACGGCTATAAAGCGGACGAAACGCTGCACTATGCCATCGACGAGCCGAAGGCTGCGGTTATCCGGGAGATATTCACTCGCGTTTCCTGCGGTGAGGCTTTCGTTGATATCATGGCCAGCCTGAATGCCCGTGGAATCAAGACCTCGTACGGTCGCCCGTGGGGGCGGTCGAGCTTTCAGAAGATCCTTTCCAACGAACGGTATCGCGGCATCTATATTTACGGCGATGTCCGCAAAGAGGGCGGCATCCCGAGGATTATCAGCGACGAGCTTTACTTCAAGGTCCAGGAGGTGATCACCACGAAGAAGAATCCGCAAGGGCGTCACCGCGTCAATGGTGACTATCTGCTTACCGGCAAGCTGTTCTGCGGGCATTGTAAAAGCCCCATGACTGGCGTCTCCGGCACCGGACGCTCCGGCAACCTGCATTACTACTACGTCTGCCAGAAGCGTCGAACGGAAAAGACCTGCGATAAAAAGAATGTGCGCCGAGACGAAATTGAGCTGCAGGTCGCCCAGGCCATCAAGGACTATGCTCTGAAGGACGATGTTATCGAGTGGATCGCCGACAGCACGGTCGCCTACAATGAGCGCAAGGAAGCCGAGAGCAAGGTCGGCATTTTGGAAGACCAACTCGCCGGCACGGAGCATGGCATAAAAAACATCATGTCCGCCATCGAGCAGGGCATCATCACCGAAACCACGAAAAGCAGGCTGGTCGAGCTGGAGTCTGAGCGCGCTACCATCAAAGCTAATATCGCAGCGGCTCGGGCAGACATCGTGACTGTCAGCCGCGATGACATTATATCCGGCTTGGAGATGTTCCGAGATGGCGATGTTCACGATAAGAAGTACCAAGCGCGCCTATTTGACACATTCCTGGTCGCGGTGTATGCTTATGACGATGATCTGCGGCTGGTGTTCAGCTTCTCCGGCAATAAAAATACAATCCAGATCCCAATAGAATCCGCAGTTAACGCAGTAGAGAATAACGAGGCTGAGTGTTCGTTTAAGCTCTGCTCTGCTCCACCATAAGGTGGCAACAATTTGGATATTTTAAGCGCAACGCTTGGAATGTCAAAGGGTTGCCGCCTTTTTTTATTTCAAATTCCGCACTCAGAAAAAAAGATATTTTCGCGTTATTTTGGTAACCGGAGAGATTTGAACTCCCCCTTTCACAGATTCAAAGGCAAAAACCTGAGAAGTGCCCTTTTTGCGGGCACAAAATAGAACGATCTTTCCTCAAAATTTTATACGATCTTTCGGGCGTCTGTTTGTTGGTTTCATCGAAGCCATCAAAAAGGCGCCCTTTTTCATTTCCCGACGTCAAAAAGGGCGTCTCTGCCTAATCCATCAACCGGCCGGAGCATTTCAGGATGCTCCGGCTTATTTTTTTGCTTACGAGGAGGACTCCAAAATGAATCATCAAAACGAACCCGCACAGCTCCGCTTCCTTGAGGAAACCGCCAATCAGTTGCGGCAGAACGGCTTCACGGTGGAACCAATCGAAGATTACCACCTGCCCGTCAGCGTTGAAAAAGGGCGCCTCTGCCGTATCTCCGGCAAGGGCAGCGTATTGTACCGGCAAGAAAACGTAGACAATATCAGGGCGCAGGACGCTTTGCAGACGGTGATTGACACCGTCAAAATGACTTCGGAATACATGGCGATTCTGGAAACCGCACCGCGGCTCAAAGCCAGCGGACTGCACGGTGACTACCGCGTCCTCGCGGACTTTGGTGACGCGGTGCTGGCGGCCCACCCCACCGAGCGGGGCGTCCAATTCGTGACTTGGGAGTGGGACTTCGACCGCAAAGGCGTCCATCACGGGCACTATTT